TCTTATAGACCCTACAGCGGAAGTTTTCCTTCTGTACGATGTCAAACATGATATCAGACTGCTTTTCATCGTCAATGTCTATCAGTATCGTATTGGTATCCAGAATACCCGCATATTCAGGGTATTTGCTGACCTGTTCAAGCGTTTTAAACTTTTTTCTATCTTTGAACTTTTCGGTACATTGCTTATTAGCTGTAAGGATATAACCTTTGAAAAACAAAAGTACCCCCCCCCTTTGTTATTTATGAACACCAAAGTTTTCCAGACGTTCTTTTGCTTTTCTGATATACCACTGTCTATCAAGCTTTGACGGGCAAGGAACACCGTTGATATTCTCATTGTATAGGAAGCATTTTTCAGGCGAATTGGAAATCTTTTCGGGCTTACCTGTTCTGATAGACATTTTGCTTACTCCCTTGTCATCGGGAAGCGTGGATGCAAAGACCCTGATGCACTTTTCTTTGATTTCTCTGTCACCGTGTAAAATGCACTTGTATTTTCCTGTTATCTTAGCAACATACTGAAACTTTTTCAGCTCATTGCAGTTGTTTATTGTGGTTTCTATGGGTATTTTATTTACCATGTACTGTATCAGAGCTTCGTTGATTATCGGAAAATCACCGTAATCAATATCAGATAAGCCCTTTACATAAGCACCTTTGGACTTATAATGACCGTCCTCAGCGATTATGACATAATTGTTTACATCTTTTTGGTATATCTCACGATATTCGTCAAATTCCAGTTCAAGACCTGTCCTTTTTTCCCATTCGTAAGCTATATCATCAATCAGGCTGAACCATTTATCCTCATCTTCGTGAGCGGGCATCTTGACCAGAACGCCGTCCGTGTTCGACTGAATAACTTCTCCATAAGGTTCAAGTTTTTCAATAAGGTCAAGCAGTAGCAGTTGACCGTAGACACAAACCTTATTCGCTTGTAAAGGGTCATAAAGTGAATTATTCTTATCCTTCATGCCGCCATAAGTAGAATTTAAGACCCTTTTTAAAACTTTTTGAAGGGGATCATGAAGTTTTTTTAATCGTATTCTTTCATTTTTTATCCCTGAATACTCTTTAGGGTTTCTTACATTTCGGGATAGTAATTCATAACGTATCATTAGTGAAGGGTACAAACTCGCAACATCCATATTGATGAAAAAACCTTTACCGTGATATTTTTCTCTTGCTCCATGTACCCCACCCCATGCGAACGTATGAGGAACACCCGCAACATTAACATTGAGTTTTGTTTTTTCGGGCTGTTTTCTGCCGGGGATATTTCTTGAATAACACCTGTTATTATCATTTTTATACCAGTCAACGATCTCGGTATATTTTTCAATTTTCATTGTATCGGGAAAATCAATATTAAATTCATCGTCCCACTCTTTAGCGGGTCTGACCGCTCCCAGTATTAACGCCGATAACTGCGTTTGTGTTTTCGCAAGTAACGACAAATCAAGACCTTTACCCTTACACGCAAGCTTGACAAGTCCCAACCTTCCTTCAAATTCCTCTTTGCGCCGCAAAAACAGCTCCATTGCTTCTTTCACATCTTCACGGCAGTATTTCACCGTTTCAGCTATTTCATCATCTGTAAGTTTTCTGTCAATATCAAAGGGTACAGACGTTTCTTTAATGTTATGTCCCATTGACCCTTCAAACCATTTCAAGCCCTTATCCAGATTGAGCATCACATCATAACTTATAAGCGGGACCTGTCTGAGAAGGGAAGAAAACGACCAACCGGGATTGTTTTTCGCAATGATATGATCGTTAATTCGTTTCGGGTCAAATCCGCAAAGAATGCCTTTCAGAATGTACTGATCGTAGTGGAGAACGTTGAAACCTGTCCAGACGTTGTTTTTGTTATCGTCATAGATTTTCCGAAGCTTTTCAGCATCATTGACAATAGTATGTTCTTTTCGTTCATCGGTATCGAATATGACGGTAAGCCAATCATATTTAAATACTTCAAAGTCATAAAAAAGCATATTGTTCACACCTTATGAGCGGGATTTGCATGGGACGGATTTCCGTCCCTTATCCCTTTATGGTTTATTCTAAGACGTAGACTTCGTTGATCTCGAAAGCGTTATATCCTTTGTTGTCGTAGTATTTAACGCTGTACTCGAAATTCTTATCAATAGCTTCCATTATATCCATCAGCATATTGCCGTACTGCTTATATGTCTTGAATTCAACCTCAATAGGTTCATCCATCTCCGATACCAGAGCACGGAGAAATTCGTTTGCTATGTGTATCTGGAAACCCTGTGTAACAACTTGGTTCATGAAGATCAGAGAACCCTTGAATTCACCTTCAAGAATTTTCATCCAACAGGAAACCATAGGATTTCCGCTGCTCTTAGCCTTTGTCAGTTCCAGTTTCGTGATCGCTACTTCATAATCACCGTGGGGGACTTCCTTGTAATTGCCCCCACCGCTGTTTTCAGCAGCTTCTTTAACATCCGCTGCAAGACCTTCCGTGTCAATGCTCTTATCAAATTCATCCCAAATATTAGCCATTTTCTTAGTTCTCCTTTATATCAATGCGAATAACGTTTTTTACACGGTATATTGTGATATTATCCTTAGTCAGTTTGTCACATATACCATTTTTTATAGTTTCGATTGCCTTTTCAAGCCAGTTCATATCCATCATTCTTCACGCTTCTTTCTTCTTCTCCGTGGCTTTTCCTCTGCCGGAGCTGCTTCCTTATCAGTTTCAAAGGGCGGTTCTTCCTCAGAAGGTTTTGCTTCTTCAATTACCTCACCTGTTTCAGCGTCTACGCTGACCGCTGACGGGGTTTCTTCCTCAGCCTTTACCGTTTCCGCTTCAACCGCCTTGACGGGTTCTGTGGTCATTTCTGTAGCCTTGACGTTTGTCTTAGCACTCAATACAACATTAGCATTCTTGTTCGCTTCATCATAAACCTCATAAAGAGCGTTCACATCAAGCGGAATATCCTTTGATGTCACTTTCAAACGTCCACCGCCGAAAATTACCTCATTTGACTTGAATGAGAATGTACGAACATCACCGTCTGCAATGATACGACCCACAACGTCAACCATGCCCGCAACTTTAGTTGCAACCTTGTCCTGAATATTGGGCTTTATAGCTGTTATCTTATCCCCGCCTTTCTTTGTTACGTCCTTAGACATATCTTCGTGGGAAATGAGGATAATATTTTCGTAATCAAGGTTCATAAGTCGCTTTAAGGTGTGGAGAAATTCACCTCTTACCTTGTCCCACGCTCTGAAGCTGTCGTCACTTTCGTGAGTGATGTTCATCTCATTGTACATATATACACGGCAGTGTTCATACAGATCTTCAAGAAGGTCAACGATAATGGTTTTGAAGTCATTATCCTTCTTTTCAAGCTCTGCAACCGTATCCTTGAATATCTCCCACGCAAGCGTTCTCTTTGTCTGTCTGCCTTCGACCTTCACTTCATCTCTGATTGGTACATACGGAGCATCAACAAACTTGATATTGCCGTCTGTATTGAGCATCAAAGGGTCAGGGAAGTTATTTGCAAACGTGGTCTTTCCACTGAAAGGTGCGCCGTAAATCCACAGCGAACGCTTATTGATGCTTTCGATTTTTCTTCTCTCATTTTTCGGTAAATTCATAAAATAAGTACACCCTTTCTCGCAATATTCTCCGAATTCACAAAACCTACATAAGTAGCTTTCGTTTTTCGGAAATTCTGTTTCGTCATATACAGCTTTCATGCTCAGCAAGAACTGTATTACCTTTTCTGTATTATACTTAATCGGAACAACACGGACAGCAGCCTTTTCAAGCTCTTTATCCAATCGTTCACGGAAAGTCATGATCGTTTCTGTTTTCTTCTGTCGTATCTTGATTTTCGGGACGAAAACAAAATACAAATTTCTTATCCGTTTACCCGGATGTGTTTTTTCAAAAAAGTACTTGTACAAATGGAGCTGAGCTGACCCCATGTAATGCTCCGTATTGTTGGAATACTTAAAATCATAAATATCATAGTATTCACATTCAGCGGAAACATCGGCGGGAGCATCCAACCATACACCCTTACCTGAGAAGACAAGATAGTCAATATAACCAACAAAATCATCATCGGATATTTTAACTTCGTGTTCCCCTTTCTCTGGAATAGCTTCCTTGACCATCGGAA